TTAAAAAAAAATGTATATTTATTAACGAAATAATTAAATTATGGAAGTCCAAAAGTTGTCAAAAGAAGAAGTTGCAGAATTAAAAGAAATTCAAAACAAAGGAAATCAAATTTCATATTCATTAGGTCAAATTCATGTTGCAAAGTATGGTTTAGAAAAGAAAACAGAAAACCTAACAAACCAACTAGATGATCTACAGAAAAAAGAAAATGAGTTAGCAAATAAGTTAACAGAGAAATATGGAGAAGGAAATATTGATTTAGAAAAAGAAGAATTTACTAAAACAAATTAGTTTTTTGAAAAGGATTTTAATATTTATAATAAAATAATATAAAAATAACATATTGAAATGGCAGAAACTTTATTATCTCCCGGTGTACTAGCAAGAGAAAATGATCAATCCCAAGTTACTTCGGGACCACAATCTATTGGTGCGGCAATTATTGGCCCAACAGCATTAGGACCCGTAAATATTCCTACTATAGTTACATCTTATAGTGAATATAAAACTTTATTCGATGCAACTATAATGAGTGGTTCTACCACTTACTCATTTTTAACTTCAATTGCGGTAAATAATTACTTCCAAAATGGAGGTTTATCAATGTTAGTAACTCGTGTAGTTACTGGATCTTTTAGCCCAGCAACAAGTTCAGCGATGACTGCTTTAGGTGTAGCTGATGATCCAACAAAATTATTATCTCCATTTATTCTAGAAACTCTTTCAGAAGGAGAATTAATGAATAATGATGAAGGTGCTGATACTGAAATTTCTGGTGGAGCAATGATATCTGGATCTCAATATAATATAAGATGGGAAATTCCACAAGTAAACTCAGCTTCAGGACAATTTAGTTTAATAATCCGTAGAGGTGATGATAGAACAGCACAAAAAACTGTTTTAGAACAATATAATAATTTATCATTAGATCCACAATCTTCAAATTATATTTCTAAAGTAATTGGGGATATAGATTATTCATTAGCACAAGATGGAACAGATTATTTTGTACAAGAATCAGGATCATATAATAATAAATCAAGATTTGTAAGAGTAAAACAAGTAAATTATAAAACTCCACAATATTTTGATAATACAGGATCTCCAAAAAATGAATTTACAGGATCACTTCCTTCAGTACAATCAGGATCATTTGGTGACGCAATAGGTTCAAATATAGTTACAGACCGTGCGATGAATTTCTATGAAAACATTAATGGAACTGATTCACAAGGTATGACAGGTCCATGTTATTCTAACGTAATTAACTTGCTATCTAATCAGGATGAATATCAATATAATATCATTGCAGCTCCAGGTTTAATAAACGCATCTACGGGTCATGCTTCAGAAATTACATCAATGGTCAATAATTCTATTGCACGTGGTGATAATATGTCAATAATTGATTTAGTAGAATATAATGCTCAAGTTGCAGATGTAACTGACCAATCAGCAGGATTCGATAATAGTTACTCAGCAACATATTGGCCATGGCTACAAACAGTTGATCCAAATACAGGAGAATTAGTATGGGTACCAGCTTCAACAATGATACCAGGAGTAATGGCTTATACAGATGCTTCAAGTGAACCATGGTTTGCACCAGCAGGTATTACTAGAGGAGGATTAGGTCAAGTAGTTAGAGCTGAAAGAAAATTAACAGTAAGCCAAAGAGATACTTTATATGAAGCTAATGTAAACCCAATAGCATCATTCCCACAACAAGGAGTAGTAGTATTCGGTCAGAAAACATTACAGAAAAGAGCAAGTGCTTTAGATAGAATAAATGTTAGAAGATTATTAATACAACTTAAGGGATATATTTCTCAAGTAGCTGATAATTTAGTATTTGAACAAAATACAATAGCAACAAGAAATAACTTCTTAACACAAGTTAACCCATATTTAGAATCAGTACAACAAAGACAAGGATTATACGCTTTTAAAGTAGTAATGGATGATAGTAACAACACACCAGATGTTATTGACAGAAATGAATTACTTGGTCAAATATTTATACAACCAACTAGAACAGCTGAATTTGTTATACTTGATTTTAACGTATTACCAACTGGAGCAACTTTTCCAGCATAAAAAAAAAAGAATCAAATATTTATAATAGATAAAAAACATACATAAAAATGGCAGTATTAGATCCAAACGAAATATTTTTCACAGCTTTTGAACCAAAACAAAAGAATAGGTTCATCTTATATATAGACGGGTTTCCATCTTATATAATGAAAGGTGTAGGAGCTGTAACATTAACTCAAGGAACAGTACCTTTAAACCATATTAACGTTCAACGTTTTGTGAAAGGTAAAACAACTTGGGGAGAAATTGAATTTACATTATTCGATCCTATTACTCCTTCAGGTGCTCAAGCTGTTATGGAATGGGTAAGATTACACCACGAATCAGTAACAGGTAGAGATGGATATAGTGATTTCTATAAAAAAGATTTAACTGTAAACGTACTAGGACCTGTAGGTGATATAGTATCAGAATGGATAATTAAAGGAGCTTTAATTACATCAGCTAATTTTGGAGACTTTAACTGGGATACTGAAAATGCAGCTCAAGAACTTACAATGGCTGTTCAACCAGATTATTGTATATTAAATTTCTAATACAACTACCCCTTATATACTTTGAAAAATAGCTTGGCTTTGGTCAAGCTTTTTTTTATATTCATATGTATCAACGATAAAAACGTTTTAATTAAATAAAGATTATGGCTGAATTTAAATTCCCAACTGAAGAAGTAGAATTACCCTCAAAAGGTTTAGTATACTCAAAAGACAATCCCCTTTCTAGTGGAAAAATAGAAATTAAATATATGACTGCTAAGGAAGAAGATATTTTATCTAACCAAGCATATATTGAAAATGGTACAGTATTAGATAAATTAATAGATTCTGTAATTGTTTCTAAAATTAATTCAAAAGATTTAATTATAGGAGATAAAAATGCAGTAATGATTGCTACTAGAATTTTAGGATATGGAGCAGATTATAAAGTAACAATTAATAATAAAACTGAAGAAATTAACCTTTCAGAATTAGAAAATAAACCATTTGATGGTTCTGATATGATAGATGGAAAAAACGAATTTGGTTTTACATTACCTCATAGTAATACTCCAATTACATATAAACTTTTAGATGGTCATGATGAAAAGAAAATTGAAAGAGAATTAAAAGGGTTAAAAAAGATAAATAGAAATGCTTCTCCTGAAGCATCCACAAGATTAAAATATACATTAACTTCTGTTAACGGAGAAACTGATTCAAAAACAATCAGAGAATTTGTTGACAATTATTTTCTAGCACGAGATGCTAGAGCATTTAGAGATCATTTAAGACAAACACAACCAGATGTGGATCTTAATGTAATCCTAGATAGCGGAGAGGAGGTAGCAGTCCCTATAGGACTTAGCTTTTTTTGGCCTGACTTCGGAGACGGCGCCTCAAATTAGAGTAAGTGTTTTTAAACAAATTCATGAAATACTCTTTCATGGAAAAGGTGGATATGATTATGCATCAGTTTATAACATGCCCCTTTGGCTTCGTAAATTTACTTTTATACAAATAAAAGAATATTACGATCAAGAACAAAAATCAATAAAAGATGCAAAAGATGGTAAAAAAACATCTTTAGTAGATTCTGAAGGAAAAGTAAATGTCCCTGAGTTTAAAAAAACAGAAAAAAATTATAAAGGAAAGAGCAGCTACAAATAGCTGCTTTTTTTAATATTTATAATAAAATACTCCTTAAATGGCTACTAACGACGAATTAAAAAAAGGTAAAGAACTACTCAAAGACACAGTCAATGAAGTTGGTTTTTTAGATAGTGCCTTTAAATCACTAGCCGCTACAATATCAACTGTTTTAGAAGATGCTATTGATAATATGGCAGGGTTAGATACTGTTACTCAAAAAGTAGCTAAGTCTTATCAAAGGGATATAGAAGGTTCTATAAAAAAAANAGTATCAAGTTTAGAAGATACGATTTCATTACAAAAGAAAATAAATGCAGGTCAAAATGTAGAAGCAGAACTTAAGAAAAAAATACAAGCTGCAGAGACTAGAAAAGAAGCCACTCTTAAAAGAATAGGGATGGTAAGTAGTGAATTAGGTG